TCGCAAACATTGCGGCAAGGCCAGTACATCTGACCAGTGGCGGCTTGGATCACCACACCGCAGGCTTCGTAGGGTGCGGCGAATTTGGCGTGGCGCTCGGCCTTAGATTTGGATTCGGGAGCCAGGGTAACCACCATGCGGATAGTCGGAAATGCCTTGGGATTGGAAACGGATCTTGCAACTATTGAACCGCTTGCCGCAAACATCAGAAGTGCTGACGCCTACAGCGTTGTCGTTCACGTCAAAATAGCTGCTGCCGGTGTAGCCGCATTCGGGACCGCGATAGACCCACGGGCAGTAGTCCTGCACTTGCCGGCCAGGAAGCTGCAGATTGGTGAGGTCTAGTTTGCTGACCAGTTCAAATTCGACAAGCTGGATATTTTCCTTTGATACACGGTCGATGTACCAGACCTGATCCTCGAACTTGGCGGTTGGGTCGGCAGTTGGGTTAACACCACCAGGGAAGTTGACGGCATCAAGGAATTTCTTGCAGGTGCGAATGCGGGTGACCTTTGCCTGCAGTGGGTTATAGGTCAGCAGCAATGCCGAAATTGCGCCAGTTACGTTGGCAATCCGCATGGTGGGACGCGGCAACGTACCCTTTGAAGTCAGCTCAAAACCGTCTACCTCAATGGGCGCGGCGCTGTAGGTGATGCCTTGGAACACCACGTCGGTAGTCAGGGCATTGGTGCCGGCGTGGTAGTAAAAGGTGGTGTCAATACCGTTAACCGCCAGCGTGAGCTGCAACTGGAACAGCTCGATAATGGCTGACGGATCCAGCTTTTGGATCTCGGTTTGAATTGACGTTGGTGTCGTCATGCTTCAAATACTTCGCGGAAGGTTGCGGTGATTGTTGCGCGACCTGTATAAGTTATAGATTTGTTCCACTCAGGACAAACCCATTTAGATGATGTTGCTTGATCAGGTGGCTGCCAATCAAAGTAGGCGCCATCGGCTGCACGCGCATCTAAGAAGGCTTCGATGGTATCAGAATTTGCCTCTGTAATATTGACCCACGACAGCGACCAAACCTTTGGGTTTTGGTTAATCCCAAACGAAACGCGCTGTTCATATCCATCACCAAAGCTGATGACTTGAAGTTTTGGTTGACTGTTTTTTTCTGCGCCGTAGCTCGGCTGAATTGCAGGGAAGGTAGCCATTATGCGAGGATGCCTCCTGGACGGCGTTGCTTAACCAATTCTGCCTGCACAGCAGCCGCGACGACCTTACCTAGTTGACCAGCCTTACTGGAATCACCACCCGCGCTAGTGCCATTGGCATCAACGTTAACCACAATATTCGCTCCGCCACCAAAGCCGCCCGCAGGAGCGATACCACCGCTACGCCCAGGCATGAACAGTTCAGGACCACGCTCACCGACGAGGTAACCCTGACCAGCGGTAACGCTCCCACCCATGGCGCGCCTACCCAATGAGCCACTAAGGAAACTGAAAAAGCCTCTTCCATCATTACCAGCCAAACCTTGCAAACCAGCTTGTATAAGCAAATTACCAAGCGACTTCAGAACATTTTGCAATGAACTGTTAAAATCATTTGTACCTTGAATTAGCCCGGTAATAGTTGAAGTAAATGTAGTGCCGATGGCATTGAGCAACTGTTGTTCTTGTTGAAGTAAAAACTGACGCTCTAATAATTGATTGTTCACTTCTACTTCGGCTCTAACCCTATCTTCCGCAACTTTAGGATCAACGCCTTGAGCAACAAGATCATTGATTCGCTTGCGTATATCTGCTTCTTGTTGTCCAATAGTCAAAATGTTTTGCTTATATGCGATTTCTGCTGTAATTGCTTCTACTGCTTTAGCGGCATCTATAGCTTTTTGCTTGTCTGCCATCGCAAGTTCTTGAGCCGTTTGAATTTGACTTTGTTTTAATTGTTCGGCAATTTTTGCAATACCAATTTGCTTTTCAGCTAACGGTACAGAACTTTGCTCAATGGCATATGCCTGATGAAGAAGTTCTGTCTCACGACCTATTCCTTCAAGCCTGATACGATCTTCCTCATTTTTAGTAATCGCTGCCTGAGCTAGCAAACCTTGTAATTGAGTTTGCTGTTTAAGCAGCGCAAGCTCACGAGTAAGCTCAGGCACTTGACTCTCGCGTGGCTTTTTATTCTTTTGCTTGGTCAGTGGATCTATGCCAACTCCTGAAGAGTCATCAAGATTCGATTGAGTTGTTGCCTCAGGTTTGAAATTACTAGGATTAAGCCCTAATACTCCTCTTGCAAATTGTTGCTCTTCAGATATTCTTGTTTGCTCTGCTGCCATAAACGGCGACATCGCAGTCAGAGCCAAGGGTCCAACTACGGGTATTTGAAATAATGGACTTGATTTCGCCAATTTTTTTTGTCGCTCCTCTTCTTTTTTTTGCAGTGCCAACAAAGCTTTTCGCTGCCCCGCTTGTGCGCTGACAACTGTCTCACGAGTAGCGCCTTTGAATGCTGCTGCAGCACCTCCTGCTGCTCTGCGTTTCTGCAATTCTTCAATACTTTTTGCTTCCCCAACAACGTTGCTTACATAGTTGATACCAGTGGTGACAATCCCAATGACCGACAAAGCTCTTAGGCTTGCAGCTAAAGTATTAACTAACGGCGCTGCTATTGCCGCAACACGTCCAGTTCCTGTAATACCTCCTTGAAGTAAAACCAATTTTGCGTTTCCCGTAAGTGCTGCTGCACCAGCCATTGCTGTCTGGGCAGTCAGCAAAGCCATTGCACCCTTAAACAAAGCGGCTGCGCCAACTATCAACCCAATAAACTTTTTCAGTAACGTAATTTGAATAACTAGCTTGGTTACTTCAACAACTGCATCGAGCACAGGTTTAGGTAGTTGCCCAATACCTTGCACAAATTCAGCAATGCCGTTAGCAAGCGGCACAAGCTCCTCAATGAATCGAGACAACACTGGTAGCAACGTTCTGCCCAGCGACAACGCTAATAGCTCACCAGAAGACTGCAAAGTTTGCAGTTGTCCATTAAATGTTTTTAGGGATGCTTCAAAATCTTTTTGTACAGTACCTGCCGCTGCTGCACCACCTGCAGCAGCCTTAAGCTCTTCGTATTCCTTTTTATATTTCATCAGCGCCATCAATGCCAATTTGGCTTCTTTGTCGCCAAATATCTGCGATAACTTAAATGTATCTTTGCCCGTGACACGAATCAATTCTTTGATTGCAGCATCCATAGGGTTGACACCCTTTGCCACTGCATCCTTCAGAACTTTTTCAATGTCTACACCAAATTTTTTAAAGTTTTTGACGGTCTCCGGTGCCGTCATTTTCAATAACGCATCCGTCAGTCGTGTAGATGCCTCAGCAGCGCCGGGGGCATCTTTGCGAACCATCTGCATCATTGCCGCCAAGGCAACCGCGCCTTCTTTGCCTCGGATGCCTAGTGATGTTGCAGCAGATGCAATGGTAGGCATGAACTGAGCCATGTCTTTCAGTTCAAATGCACCCGCCTTGCCAGCAAATGCCAAGGCGTCAAATGTTTGTTTTAATTCATTTGGTCTAATCTTAAGTGCGCTTTGTAGCTGAAAACCAGTCTTAGTGACATCAGTCAATTCCGAGTTAGTTGCCACGGCAACCTTCCCAAGAGTCTCCATTGACGCCACTGCGTCATTTAGCTTCAAACCCTGCGCCACAAGGTCTTTGACACCTTCGGCTAACACCGTGGGCGCTAGGTTTGTTTTACTTGGGGCAGACAACTGCTTAAGGCTTTCTGCTAGCTTCGTGATTTCCTTTTCGCTAGCGCCTGCAGTTTTGCCAATCTCACTTAAAACAGATTCAAACTGTGATGTTGTACGTACTATTTGTTGAAGAGCAAAACCTGCACCAAGAGTAGAAACAAGGCTTGCGATACTAGCCGCTGCACCTTTGGACGCCTGCTCAAGACGGTTTAATTCTTTGACCGCGCCGCCGGTCCTTACCTGTACGTCTACAACCGAAACAGCCACGGCGATACCTCCCTATAGAGTCAGTCTACCGTTTTGACTTTGCCTTATCCATTGCTTCTTTTTCGCGCTTGCCTTTTATCTCGTAGAAGGCTGCAAAATGAACAAACTCAGCGTCCGTCAACTCGCTACGCAAACGACTAACTGTCATCCCGAGCTTAGTAGCCAGGAAGAACTCAAAGAACAACCAAGAGTCTTCCTCTAATCGTTTTTTGCTTCATCTATATTGCCGTCACCACCTAGCCCGAACAGGAACAGCTCTAAATCATTTAGCACACGTTCCGGCAGCTCTCGCTGCAGTTTGGCAGCATCAGCAGAGGCAAAGGCTTTAGTGCCATCTTCAAGCTCTGCCATTTGACATAGCATCTGCGTGCTGATGTCCAATGCCTCTTCAGAACCAGCCAACGTGCTGGCACGCTTGCGGTCCGCTCGTGTGATGGGCTTGAAATAAAGAACCAGCACAGTTTCTCCAGCATCATTGGTGACGCTAAATTTACGGCGCTGGTTCAGATCAAAAGCGCCAGTGAGCAGGTCAACGGCGCGGGGTGTAGCAGCAGGCATCAGATACTAAGGGTGAGAGCACCAGATG